AAGTTGAAAAAGTATTCCCCACGCCAACCGTTACCATGCGACAAGCGCGTTTGTGTTTGTTAGCAAAAGGCTTATTGGAGTCAGTAAACACTCACATTTTACAGTTATCCCAAGCTGCTCAGATTGAATGGGAGTTTAGCACAGAGGTTAAAAGAGATAATGCTCTTGTGTTGGAAATGAAAGCATTATTAAGTTTATCTGATTCCGATTTAGATTTATTTTTTGATGAAGCAAAACTTTTGTAAATTATGCTACAATACCTAAGTCACATAAAAGGAGGTGATATAAATGGCTACGAAGAAAGCTCCAGCGAAACCAATGAAAGGCGGTATGGGTAAAGGTAAGGGTAAAGGTTGTTAAATAAGAAAGGGAGCTGATAGCTCCCTTTTTCTTTATACCAATCCTGTTTTCATTATCTGTGATAATTCTTTTGCTCGTCCACGCACCTGTCTAGCCCATCGAGAATTAAGCATCTCAACAGAAGCCATTGTAGTTCTACCGCTTCTAATATATTTAAGCGTTTTATCAAATTCATCCACACTACCTAAGTTATAACTCATATCGAGAAGAACCATCATTCTCGCATCAGATAGGTTATTAAACCATTCATATTTTGATTCTAAGAGCTGTTTGTTTTGTGAACATACCTTTGCTACTACTTGATGTGAACGAAGCTCTGATATACCGTATCGTTTAAAATTGGCTATGGTTTTCTTGTCTAGGTGTAACGGATTCTGTGTAAGCGAATAACCATTACCAATACTCCATCCATTTGTATCTCTATATTGCTTGTGACGAAAGCCTTCATGCGAAATGACTGAACTAACACATAACGCTATTGCTGCTGAAATCATAATGATTCTCCTTTATACGAACAATACTAAGATGATAGTCGTGAATAATACAACGCCTACACATTGTATGTAGGCGTAAGTTGTCTATCGAAAGTAGTGGTAACACAACGACCTTCAAACAAATAATCTGGATATTTCATAAATTCTCTTGTTGTTAATGAAAGGATAGTTTAGCAGATGAAACTTAAAATTTACTTAATTATGGTTTCCAATCTATTCTTAGCGATTTCAAAGTATTTCTCGTCTAATTCACAACCTATAAATTTACGATTAGTATTCACACAAGCTACTCCAGTAGAACCACTACCCATACAGTTATCTAGTACAGTATTATTTTCATTAGAATGTGATAGAACTAAATACTCTAATAACGCAACTGGTTTCTGAGTTGGGTGAAGTCTACTTCTAAGACAATCGCGTTTAAATCGTAATACTTGTGTCGGATAACGCCAACCTGTATCGACATATCCTTTACCTTGTTTATTTTCACCCGCAATAAGTTCACCTAACTTACCACCATTTCCATTTGAACGAGGAACACCATCGTATTTAATCATTTGCGGGTTATAAGTTTGTCCACCTTTTTTATCATTATGAAACACAGAAATTGTTTCAATTACTTTACCTGCTCTACGTTTCACCTGCATCACATTCGTAGCACGTTCTTTCTCCCAATAATAATCATACTTATAGTTATTGAAATTAGACATCCTTACTAATGATGAGAAAGGTTCTTGCCCGAACAATAAAATTGTCCCTTGTGATTTACATACTCTGTTATATTGTAACCATAAATCTTCAAAAGGGATTTTAATATCCCACTTTTCATTTGTTTGTTCATACGGTAAATCACAGAGAATTAACTCTACTGAATTATCAGGTAGTGTTTTCATAAATTCAATACAGTCCATTTGTTTAATATAATAGTTGTTCATTTTTTTTTAATTCCTCTTAGCTATAAACTCTACGTTCATCACAATGATGAACGTAGAATGTTGTGGTTAATTATTAAAACTGTAATCTCAAAACTTCACGTTCAAATCGAGTTGCAAACTTTTTATCAAATAACTTCTGTAATCTATCTTTACGCACAGTTCTATCAATTTCACCTTCATTCAACATCAATGTGTTTGCATTTTGTAAGAACGCAATTGCTTCTAGTTGTAATGGACTTAAATAATCACGGATTGATGATTCATGTAAAGGAATGTTATTTTCAAATTTATAACCTTGAGCAGTTGAACCTAACACAATAGAGTTCAACATATCGAACTCAGTCGAATGGTCAAATCTGCCTACACTACATCCATTTTCTTCAGCGCAATCATTATAAGCATCTAACATTGGATACGCTTCTTCTCGTGCTATTTGACGATGGATGTATTTTGTGTTGATTTCCTTTTTATAATTCTTTAATTGATTTTCACATTCAATAAAGTAATTACGGTAATCATGTGCTTTTTCTGTTCTAGCCATCATACACAAGTGTTTCGCCATTTCAATTGATATGGCGAATTCTTTAGGTGGATTAGGTGAACTCGTCGCAATGAAGAGTTCAATAAAATCAACGTCTTGCTTAAAAAATTCATTATTAACGATATTCTTTTCAGACCATCTTTTCCAGTTAGATGAGTCGAAACCTAACCCATTGTAAAGCTCTCTAGCATTGACAGTTTGAACGTAGTTATCTCCGACAAACTGTTCTTTTACTTTTACTAATTCTTGCATAACTAATATCCTTAAAATAAGAAAACCCTTAAATAATCATAGGGAAGTATGACTAAATAAGGGTTCGTGTTAAACTTTTAGATTTATATGTCCTTCCCGACTAAACCTAAAAATTCAGTCAGTACAGTAACATTATTTCATTGTTATGTCAAGTTATATTTCACTCCAATGTCTTTTAAAATAGATTTACATTCTAACACATACCATCCTAAATCAACATCTATTGGAAATTCTTTTGTTAATTTCATAATAGGTCTGCAATTTTCGCTAGTAGGAACTGCGTTACCAGATTTTGCATACTGTAAACCTGTTGATGTTGACGTACTATGATAAAATCTAACAGTTTTACCAAGATAAGTTCCATCTTTAATCGCTCCTCCAGTTACATTACGAACTGTTAGAAACTTGCGTATATCTTTGCATGATTTGATGTAACTTTCAACACTTTCTTTTGTTAAAAGATAATTTACTGCTGCATCGGCGCAGACGTTATTCTGTGGATTTTTACTCAACGATTCTTCTGAATACGCTCCTTTACGTTTTATACCTCCTTCTGACTTAACGCTACAATAATTATTCACATCTCTACTATGGATGGATTTGTAATATACATACTCCATGTTGAATTGTGTTTCATGTTCCCATTGCTCAACAACTGATTTTAATAATTCAGAATCTGAGCGTTTGAGCTTAATACACAACCCGTCGGTATTTTGCTGTAAAATCATAAACTTACATTCTTCAAATCTTTCTGCAAGCATCATTAACGATAACTGACCTGTTAAAGTTGTTTGTAATAATAACTTAGGTGCGTATAAGATACTGAATTTATTACCAAATTTACCGAATGAACTATTTAAAAGAATTTTATATGTGGCATCTGTAACCTTATCTCCGTTCTTTTTGGCAACCACTCGTTTATCTTTAGCGGAAGAATATACTTTTAAAAAAGTATTACCTAATAATTCTGGAACTAATTTTTGGGTAATAATAATACTCGGATAGAATGATGTACAATCAGCATCTACGATTTCATATTCGTCGTCTGCATAATGACTAATTGATTTCTCACAACTGTGAATACCTCCTATCGACATTGCGGTATCTGAACCTGCTATATTAACAGTTATATTTTCCATAAAACCTGCTTGTAAATATCCTTTTTCGATGTGAAATTTAGCTTGTTTTATTTGAAGCAATATGTCGTTTAAATCTTTACGTTTAAATTTAATGAAACTAGGAACATCATAAGTAACATGACTAATTTCATTATCTTTATCAGGATATATTTTCCTACCCATAAATGATTCACATTCTGACTTTATCACAGATTCAGCTATTTGAGCATCACTCTTACTTCTTACGTCCAGTTTATACTGCTTCCCAATATCCTTCCGCAACTCAATCTGTGGTATCAATTTATTGTACAAATACGCAGTCGTTTCAACGTCATTTAAACAGTATCTTCTCACAATATCAATTTGGTCTTGCGATAGATTGATGCCTGGCTTAAACGGTAAATCTTGAAGATTAGGCGTGTGTAATCTTGCACCATACAATTTTAACGAACCTTTTAACGGAGCAACTTCGATTAAGTCAATGTGGTCACAATCTAATTGCTTCGCTTTAAACTGTTTCACAATCTGATACGGACGTAATCCACTTTCATCGTTAATTAACATTTCAGTTGCTTTCCATAAATCATCGAAATCTGCATTATTTAAAGCTATCGCTAGAAGCGGTAAATCGAACTTAATTCCGTTAAATGAAATCAACGTATGATTCTCAATGAACCATCGGATACCTTGTGCATCTAACTCTTGAGAATCGGTTTTCTCAAAATACCAACATCTACCTGTGCGATAACCTAAGAACATAATCAAGAAGTAGTTACCGTACACCTCAATATCGAATATCAATTCTTCATCTTGTGGTTGTGATATATCCTTAAAGAATTTATATTCATAATTCTTAGATTCTTCTAGGTTAGGTAAGTAATCGTCTGCTTCCCAAGTACGTTCAGGAATAACCTTCGTTTTTGGCTTTCTAGGCTTGATTTCAGTTACCCCTCCTAGTAGGTCAAATTGGAACTTAACGTCCGTCTGAACGCCAAAGAAGGTGCTTATTTTTGATTGTGATGATGTATCAAAACAATCTTTGATTAGCTCGTATTCATCTTGGGTTATTTTAGAATTAGCTTCACCTAATTCAGAATCTATCAATAAGTCATGTAATTCTTCATGTGATAAACCTGCGTAATGCGCTAGGTCGAAGCTAGAAATATATTTAGCCACCGTGGTAATTCCTTTAGACAATAAAAAACCTAGTTTATCACAAAGATAAACTAGGTTTCAATGTTTTTTAGAAAAAATAGTATTGCTAATTACTCATCCGAAATTTTTTTGAATCAACCAGAACAATACCGCAGCTATAGCAGTTATAGACGCTGAACCTGCACGATATACTACTTTCTCCAATGTGCTTACTTTATGTTCTAAACTAGATGCTTTAGCTAAATCCAACTCCAATGTCCTAATTCCTATATCCAACTTATCAATCTTAGTTCCAAATCTAACGAATGTTTCTTTAGTTTGTTTTGTGTTCTCAGTAGATTGCTTATCGCGTTCATCTAATTTCATAACAACCATCTGCACAGTGGACATCATTTCAGTCATCTGCTTACACATACCCGATACGCTTGTTTTAATCTCACACATATCATCCTTGAGCGAGGTAACTCTACTTTCATTCTCGATTATCTTTTGATATTGGTCGCACTGTGACATATTTATTGTTTCCTTGTGACTGTCCATCATCGTAGCTTCCCTGTTTTTAAAATATCCGTTACAGATTTAGCTCTATTAGGTACTTGTTTAGCCCATTTACTGTCTAACATTGCTTCAGATGCAGCTAAAAACTTACCTTGTCTTATTAACTCCAAACTGTGTTTAAATTGTAATACTCCTTGAACACCCATGTTGTAACTCATATCAACAAGCACATACTTTGTGTTAGAATCTAAGTTATTGTACCAATCTAATTCTTTAGCGAGCTTATTTTCAATTTGAGCGCATACTAATTTAGCATAATAAACTGCTTTATCGTGCGTGATTCCTACATTGATAAGCGATTTAATTTCTTCTGGTGATAGCTTAAGCGGATTAGCGTCAAGATTTAATCCTATACCGATTGTATTCTTACCTGCGGTACATTTATAAACTTTTGCTCTAAAACCTTCATGTTCCTCCAATTTCGATAACTGGTCACTCGTTAGTGGCATATTATTTCTCCAAACAAAAAATAGACGATACGCAGTATATCACATATCGTCTATTTTATCAAGATGTTATTAAAGTGATGATAATGCTATCTTAGCCCAATTCTCAAGGTTAATCGCATCAATATCATTTAAATCTTCCAAATTCTTTATGTAACTTCTCCATTTCTACTAAATATGCTTCTGCCGCAAGCTCTTTAGTTTTAAATAAACCTAAAGAATATCTAATTTTATTATGAGATATTCTAGCTCTCCACAAACCACTTTGTTTATGCAAATTTACACCTTTGAAACTAGAAGTATTGTTTTTCTGTAAATGCTTATTAGTATTATTACCACTCACATTACTTAGCCTTAAATTACACCATCTATTGTCAGACCTATTTAAATTTATATGGTCGATTTCAAAATTTATAGGGTCGTAGCCTGTAACTAATTCCCATATAATTCGATGTAATTGAAAGCGACCGTATTTACTTATATGTACAGATAAATACAATCCTGTAGTGATGCAACCTGCTTTAGTATTAGCAAACAAGTTATTGAATATGAAGCAACCTCTATCAGAATTAAAATGGTTTCTAGGTCGGTCTACCCAATACACATTACCAGTTTCAGCATCGTAATCGAAACACTCTTTTAAATACTCTTGACTTGGTAATTCTTTAAAATTCATATAACCTCCAAAATCTTACAGCGTTAAATAAACGCTGTAAGATTGTTAAATTAAACTTTAGCCTGTAGACCCGAAACCATCTGAGCCACGAGAAGTGCTGTCTAGTTCTTCCGATAATTCAAAGTCAGCCAATTCTACTTTACCAACTACCATTTGTGCAATAGCTGAACCAGACTTAAATTCAACATCATTTTCACCATGATTGATTAAAATTACACCAATTTCCCCACGATATTGTTGGTCAATTGTACCTGGAGAGTTTAAAACTGCTATTCCGTATTTTATAGCATTTCCGCTTCGACTTCTAATTTGAACCTCATAACCTACTGGAATCTCAATAGCTAAACCGACCTTTACTAATTTACGACAACCTGCGTCAATCACTATATCTTCATAAACAAATAAATCTAAACCAGAATCACTAAAATAAGCTCTTTTTGGTAAAATAGCGTTGTCGTTCAATTTTTTAATTTTAAAACTGTTACTCATCTCACATCTCCTAAGTTAAAATAATTTACTAAATACAACCACGACTTTTCAGACACATTACACGCATCTATCTTAAACGATTTATTCGCAAGGGTAATTATTGCCAATTTTCCATTTGGATGTATTTCTACTGACATAATGTGAGCAATAACTATCGCCAACCTCCAACCGTCATTAAATTCTATCTTAATCACAATCTCACCTTTATAAAATTAACGCACCCTTCTTGTTTAAACACTATGAATCTAATAGGTAGCTTCAAGCTAAACTCTGTAACAAACATTGCACATTTATGACAGTAATCACACTTATCATTCAAACATACTGTTTTCATATATCTGCTCGATACTGTGAAATAAATCTCGTTTTAAGATTTCGAGAATCTCTTTTTCAGAAAAGGTTAATTCTTCATACATTTCTAACCTAGTTGCGTAGTTAGCAGCATCTAATAACTCCTCTTTTAAATGCTGAAACCACTGCGACTTCGATAAATCAGTTCGCTCTAAGGTAACGCCGTATTTTATCTCACCTAGAGAGCTTCTCGCATTAACCTCGTCTGTAAATGTGTTAGCAACGCTATCATTAGTACAATACCAAGCAAACTCTTTACATAACTCATCTTCTATTTTACTCATTGATACCCGCCTCTATCATTACTAGCGATACTTACTAAAATTATGAGCAGTACAAGTCCTGCGAATGTACTACTTACGACTATTTGAACTTGGTCTGACAGTTGCAGAATGTTCATGTTTAATTTCCTTCTTTTTCTTAGGTTGCTTAAATCTCGCGTACTGTGTAAAACAACTTTTAGGTTGCACACTCTTTAGTTGTTCTATGTATTGAACACACTCAGTATAACTTGCAAACTGTTTATGGTCAATGTCTTTTACTACACTTGCTGAAAGCAGTGTGAATGCTATCCAAATCATAATTTTAAATCCCTTTCAATCTCACGCTTAGTTCTATCTGTGAATAAGATACCTAACATCACAAATACAAATGTATTGTACGCATCGACCTTATCACTAAATACTACAACGAATATAGCGATATATGTTATAGCGAGCGTTATTGTATCAATTGTTAAAAATAATAGCTTCATCTTTCTATAATCTCCCATTGTTTAGCCTTCCACCGAACTTCTTGGAATATGAAGTTTTCAATCTTACCTTCATCAATCATCTTTAGTAATAACTTTGATTTTAGCTTAAACTCTGGTGTACTATCGCCACCTTTTACGTCTACGACGATTTTCCTATCGTCAATCGTCGTATAAGCAAAATCAGCTTTATACACAATATCTCGAATCTTAACTCCGTTACGTCTGAAACCTTCCATCAATGTGAATGTCGGTTGCAGCGATAAATATTTAATTCTACCTTCTGCTGCAAGGTCTTTTAGATATAAATAGTATTTACTTTCAACCTTACTGTCAAACCCATGACCGTCAATTTCAGTCTTAATTGCGCCAAATTTACTTCCTTTTGTTCTTTTAAACATTATCGAACCACCGTTAGACAAGTACCGTATTGTGAAAAATTATCAACGAATGTTTCAGGTTTTCGACCTTTATAACAAATAATCTGACCTTGTAGCGGACTTTTACCTAGCGTGCCGTCAGGAGCTACGAATTTGATTCGTTTATTTACAAAACAAACTATCGTTGAATGTCGTAACAATTTAGCACCACTCACTGTATCAGTATTATTATTAGTCAATGTAATGTACTGAGTGACTTGACTAGCTACTAATTTATCAATAAATTTAGGAAATAAATCTCTCGCATAAGGTGGATTCATCCACACATTACCGAACCATTCTGAATCTAATCCTGAATCAGCAATAGTGTGATACTTAGTCGCTTTTACAATTTTATTAGCAATATCGCTTGATGCTGGGTCTAAATCAATTGAACCCATCACTAATCTAGCGGATTCGATAAACTTACTTGGAGTGTACCATTCATTATTACCACTATTATTTTTAACGTGTGCCATTTTAAATCCTATTTCTTAAACTTTATTTCAACATTACCATAGATTACATCAGTAATCGGCTCATTGTACTCATTCATCATAACTTGCTTCTTATCATCTGTCACATAAATACCAATCCAATTCTCATTATCATCAACCGTGTTAATAAGATATTTCTTAGTCACGTTTACGCCATCTAAGTAGATTTGGAATACGTCATCTTTGCAAACCATTGGATTGTATCCTTCTTCATCTGGAATTGAGCTTATTCTCATACTACACTTCCTCACCGTGCAAAGGACATTTGTTACAAGGCTTAATAAAACCTCGGCTTGTTTCTTCATATATCTCAGCATTGTGTAAGTAACCACAGACAGGTTGTTGTCCGAATCTAGTAAACGCTAAGAATTTACAATAATGCGAACCTGTGTATCGCATACATATCGATTCATCTGTTTCTTCATCGAAGAAACGTGTTATTTTCAATGAAATTTTATCAGTTTTAAAGCTATCGCTCATTTACTTCTCCTAAATAAAATAATACCGCCAGTAAAGACGGTATTATCGGTTGGTTAGTGGGCTGGTGTCAAGGTCTTATTGACAACTTTCACATTGTAATACGGATTGATGACTATATCCACTCTTAGTGTAAATGTAGTAACTTCCTAGAACCTGCTCGTTATTAAACATATCCTCATGTAATTCAGAAATATCTTCTTCAGGTGTGTCAGAAGGGATAAATAGATTTACTGACTGCCACTGACAAATGTGTTTATTACGCAATGCGGCATAACGAACCAAAACATTTTGGTTAATTTCAAATGCGGTTTTAAATACTCGTTTTTCATCGCCATTTAACCAACTTACGTCTTGAACCGAACCGCCTGCATCAACAACTTCTTCGATATGTTCACGAGTAAAAATACCTTTTTTCTTCATCAAATTAACAAGTGATGGGTTTATTCTATCAACTTCTCCGCCAGCAGTTTTTTGTGAGAAAGTATTGGCAGGGAAAGGATTGATACCTTCCGAAATACCACCCATAATCAACGCAGTTGATTTTGTTGGCGGACAAGTAGTTCTGTGTGTATTACGCACACCGAAACCTTTACACCATTCTGGTTCACCTAGTTCTTTTGCTAACCATTGTGAAGCACGCAACGATTCTTCTTCAATGTGTTCGCTCATTTCAAGCATTTTAAACTGTGCTTCTAAGGAATCAAATGCAATCATATTATCTTGCATATAACTGTGCAAGCCACATTGACCTAAACCTAAAGCTCGTCCTTTTTCTGTGAATCTTACCGCTTTTTCTAAACCAGGAATACTTCTAGCTCTAGTTAAGAATTCTTCACAAATACAGTCTAAAAATACAGTTGCCCAAAATACAGCATTAGTGTCCTTCCACTCATCATACTTAGATAGGTTCATAGATGATAAAATACAAGTGTAAGTATGGTCTTTATCAGAGAACAACGTTATTTCATTACAATTACCCGTCAATAATCCGTTGAATACTCCCATGTGACGTTTCGGTTCGTTGAAACAATAGGTATCTGATATTCTACCAGTGTATTCAACACCTGTTACCTTAACAAATTGAATACAATCTCTATTAGGCACATGATATTTTGGTTTCAAACGGTGTGTTTTTAAACCTAAATTCAGCAATTTTAAAACCCCTGTTGCGGCAATTAACAATCGTTTAGTTGCTTTACAATTAAAATCACCTAATTCACCAGTACCGTCGTTCTTAGGAAGTTTCTTAATACCCGCATCAACACCATGGACTACTTTAGATTGTACACCTAATGTTTGAAGCATAGATTGCACTCTTTCTAAAAATCCAACATGAATTGAACTTATTTGAAAACTTTGCGAACCTTGATTATCAGTCAAACAACCATCCCCATCTAATAATCCAGCAAACCACTTCAAACGTGATTCCACAGTATATTCCGAACTAGGAACAAAGAATTTATCCTGAAGCCCTTGATAGATTAACACAACTCTATCTTGATTTTCTTGAGTTGTTTTTCGACTAAAATTAGGAAATAAATCAATAAGTTTTCTTTTTTGTTCATAAAGATAAATAATAGATTCGCCCCTAAAATAACAACCGTCTGCTGAAAAGAATCCATTTTCATAAGCGTATGGTAAATCTAAATCACCTTCGATTACGGGAGTAGTTACTTTAATTAACTTATCACCACATTTCAATTCATGCGCTCTTTTTTCGACAACTCTAGTATTAGTATTGTTTTCCCGAATATGAACATAGAATTTGTGATACGGTGTGCATTCCAATTCAAAACCGCTATTTGTTGTAACTTTTAGCAATTCTTGATTTTCACCTGTTTTTAAAATTTGTACATTTGACCACTCTTGACCATTCCACACATCTACAAATTCATTTTCTAAATCAGAGATAGTTTCAAAACCATTTCTAGTCAAAACGGTAGTTTCAGGAGCTACACATAATTGTGCTGATTTTACCGTTAAATTGTGTTTTTTATACATTTCAGGAACTTGGCGGTTCGCTTTATCTGGAAAAAAGAAATAACCTTTTCCTGTAACGACTTTCAACTTCATAGCACGTTTATAACGCGACTCAGCGTCGAATTCTTTATCATTTAGTCGCTCCATAAAGTCATCAGACATATTCCAACCAACATTTGCATTATCAGGATTAGCGGTAATCCAATCGCATAATTCAAAGAAATCTCCGTGTTCCATAGGCACATATCCTGCCCAAGCTCCTCTGCGAGTTCCTTGAGTGACTTTCTGTGACATTCTAACAAAATCTTCAAATACAGGTACTAGACCAGATGCTTTATTTCCATCAGAAATAACAGAACCTCTCGGTCTAATATCGCCCATATAACTAGCTGTTCCGAACCCTGCTTTTGTTAAACAAGCAACTTCTCTCAAAGCTGAATAAAATCCATCTACAGAATCCTCAATCACATTAGCCGCACATGATACTGGTAATCCTCTTTTAGTTCCTGTATTAGATAAAACTGGTGTACTTGCAGATAACCATCCTTTCCACAATAAATCAAAGAACCATTTATAACCTTCTTCATATTTATCTTTCGGAAGATGTGAAACTGCTGTCATAGCAATACGTTCAATCTGACCTTTGAATGATTGTCCATTGGTAGCGTACTCATACTTCTCTTTAAATAACTGATACCCACCTGTGATAAACCAATCTGGCAATAAACCTTGTGATTGTAATTCTTTTCTTTCTACTGACAATTTTGCGTATTTAGTTGGCATTTTTGTATTTACCTTTAATTGTGAATTTAGATTCGTCCCATGCGCGATGATATTCATTTGACATACCGACAAAAGCGTCATTGAAACCGTAGTTTTTAATTCCGCGATAAAAATAATCAGCTATCGGATTAGATTCTACCACGAAAATATCATCATATCCAAGTCTATTCATACACAAGTTGATACGCGATTTTACGAAATTTTTACCATCTTCACCTCGATAATTCTCAGGTTCGCCTTTTTCAATAACCATATCGATAATTCTAGCTTCATGTTCATAAATCACATTTGCCATTTCAACAATGTCGTCAAGCAAAGCATCTTCATGTACAGCTTTTAATTTCAACTGTGATTTAAGAGCTTTAAATGACCATGCACCTACTAATGAATGTAAGTCCTCGTCCCTCACGCTATAATCAATGCCACGAACAAGGTTAGGTAATTTATTTTTACCGTTAGACTGAAAATGTTTTAAATAAGAAAAAGATGAATATAATACTGCCCCTTCAATCAAACAGAAACCACTAAGCGAAATTAAATCGTTCTTACTCGATGCTACTGATTCAACAAACTCCATTCTAGCTTTCAAAGTTTCATCTTTCACATAGTCCGTGTAGAACTCATCTGTGTTTAAATGTAACAACTCGTTAATCTTGTTGTAGAATTTTCGGTGGACACAGTGTTCTACCATACTTGCAGCAGCTCCCCACGCTTTAAATTCAGGTCGTTTAAAGATTTTAGTATATCTATCTGACCAATAATCACCAGCGCGAAGTTCGTACAATGTGAATAACTTTAATGTAGTAATCACACCATGTCGTTCTGCTTCAGTAAAATCTGTCAACACAGAGTTAATATCTTTTTCAACATTAACTTCTTTCGCAGTCCAGAAAATATCAAGCTGTTGCTCCATAAATTCATCAATTTCAGGATACCGAATCACGAATGATTCTGATTTCTCTTGAATGTGTGCTTTAGTCATAACAAATCAACCTTTCAATTTAGAAATTAAATCTTCCATATCCGCTACAAAATCGGATTGCACTCGCTCTAATACACTAGCTACCTCATTTTTAATGTTGCTTTCAGCATACTTTAAACTAACTTCCTGTGCGAATAATACAATATCGGCTTCGCTAAACGATTCACGGGTTAATACATTAAACATTGCATCGTAACTATATTCACTCATTTCAAATCTCCTAAAAACTAACTATAAAATTAACAATTCTTGTCACAAAACCAACTGACACACCTATTATAACCAAAAAGGCTAAATACTCAACTAGCGTTTTCATCGGTTATCTCACTAATTAAATCAACTAATGCGTCAATATCTACTTTAATCTGTGTTAAATCAGATAGCAAACCTGCTTTAATTTCATTACGAGTATTTTTGTCGCACTGCAATCTACAGAACTCGCTAATCGACTCAGGAGTCCAATGTAAGGTTTCAATTAACGTATTACGACCTTGTTGTATTTGTTCTTCATTCATCATTTTCTTCCTCTACGTTATCGGTGGTAATACTACCTCCTTCTAATCTTTTTATATCCAATACAACCGCTTTATACATTCTATCGAGTTTAGCAACTTGTTCTTGCTTACGCTTTAGTTTCGATGCTATTAACACTCGTGCAGCTCGATATTGTTTTAGAACGTCATCACTCATAGAGCGTACCACTCGGTAAATTACCTTCATCATCAAAATCATCATCGCTGAATTTAGCATTCATCCAACGTGAAAATTCATATAATTCTACTGCGCTCAGCGACATTTCTTCACAGATGTCATTAAGCATGATGTTAAAATTCATTCCTTACTCCCAAGTTAAATTTCGTTGTTTTTCTAGTTCCACAGCTTTATTATCCACTAATGCCTGTAAATCATGTAATTGTGGTGAATCACCTAAGAACTCACGCAAGTAGTGTACACTAAAATCAGCAATGTCTACAAGTCCAAATTCTAATAGATTTAATTTAATTTTATCGTAGATGATTTTGTTCATATTCTCACCACCTTGTTCAAGCGAATGAACTGAAATGTTTTTAGCTCGCATCGTTATCTCTCACAAACATATCGTTAATAAAATTCTCAACCGTATCATGGTCATCTTTGTATTTTTCAAGAAATGATTTAGTCATCTCAATCTCAGCAATGTTATTATAAATTTCTCTGATTAACTCAAAGGCTTCATCACAGGTGTAGGATGTTGAAACAAGATGTAATCTAGGAACGAACTTCACCTTACCGTCTACTTGTGAGATATAAGGTTTTTGAAAACTAACATTCTTCATCATCAATCTCCTCCACAAGAACCACTATCACATGAACTAGAGCAGTCAGAAGATGAGGAACTAGAATAATCTGAACTGGAACTAGAATACATTGTCATACTGCTATTATCATAATCATAGTTTGAATTTCTACGAGAGCCAGAGTCACGCTTTTGTTTATCTTTAGCTTTTTTGTCGGCTGAATAATTACTGTTAAATAACCCGAATATCATTTACTTTCTCCAAAATAATAATTTGTCTATCCGCGATTTGAATACTTCTTGTGTAACAATCGGATTCAAAGCATTCCAAACCATCGGAAAGTGTTCTTTTACGATAGATTCATACACTTTAGCGTAAAGCTGAATTTCTTTCTGTGCGTGTGAATCTGTGCGTAAATGTATCACACGGAGCATCGACTGTAAAGAGATGGTTTCAATTAACTCAACATAACATGATTGTGGTAAAACAATCCTAGCTAATTCAGGAGCTACGTCATTCGCCAACATGAATTCGTAAGTGTCTAATGATACCTTAATGCTTTTTTCATAAGCAGCTTGAACCATCGCATGATTGTGTACAGGTTCATCAATAGACCCTTGTTTAACTCGTTCTGCTCTTGAACGCCATGTATCTGGCGTGAACACCTGTGGTAAATAATCGACGTATCTTCGAGATTCTTCATTACGCACAATACCGATACTATGCTTAAACCATTGTCTAGCCACAAATATAGGCATTAACAATCGTACTCTAATCTGCGGGTGGGCGAGCGGACTCCAGTGAGACTCTCTGATTAGATAGTTAATTAAGCCCTGATTCTGCTCCGTAGTGAACTGTGAGGCTTCCTTGTGCATAGATACCCTTGCCACATCTACAATCGTGCTGTCAGACCCCATAACGTCCAATAATTCGACATATCCATTTCCGTCCTTAAACAGTGTTCTTTTTTCATTCACTTGCATTTCTTAATCCTCAATTTAATTTTAACGGGTTTGTTCTTGTATCTTATTCTTATTTTCAAGACGATTCCTAAAGGAAACTCCTCTTTCTTTACGCAATACTTCCGCACGAATCACCATCCTAATATCTTTTGCATTATCCACATAGATAGCGTTTATTGTTGGAACTTCTCGTTCTTGTACATCGAAACCGTACCCAGATGCAGATACACTCTTATCCGTAATAGGTTTTAATCTATGACTTAAATAAAGTAATAGACTCATAGTAAAACCTCCTTAAAAAGGGATGTCGTCGTATTCTGACGCATAAATAACCTCTCCTTCATCAAATTCTCGTTCTTTTTCAATCAATCTTGAAATAACAAAATCGTCACCAAACTCTACTTTCTTAACATTTAAAAACTTACCTTTTTGTGACACAAGTATTCTAGCAGGTTTTGGTAATTGGTCAACATATTTTAAAACTTCATCAATGCTTCTCGGACATTTACCGCTAATACGTTTGTTCCACCAGCTAAATGAAGCTCCTCTTTGCCATGAACCGTCAGGATGGTCGAATCCAACAAACTCTGTAGCACCTAATAACGATGGGTTATAAGTTACTTTTAGCATATCACCTGACTTTGTGTTTTGACGTTTGTATTCGATGTGTTGTACTGGATACCAAGAATCTGGAATATCGGGGTGTGGAGGTTTAGGTGTTTTTAAATCTGCTTTGGCTATTTTTTCCTTGGCGATAATATCTTTATTGCTTGCCGTGTGGGTTATTTTGACCTGTATTGGAAATTCTTTACCGCAACAAGGACATTCTCTAACACTAGGATGTGAAATAGTTTGGCACGCATCACAAGTTCTAACAGGAGCTTGTCCACCTTTACCTTCTCCTTTTTTTCTTGGTATCACAGGGTCATTGATACAACCAAGCCTAGAAATCGTACCTGCGAAATCGAGACACAATGCTCCTCTGGATTTTGAACCGTTGACAATTGCAGCTAGTCGCCCTTCTCTGGTTGTTAAGTCATAACCGCTTGCGTAAACAGGTCTAGTTAAACGTCCGTAGCGTTGAATATATCTTGATGTGGACGTAGTTGGTGCAAGGTCAATTAACATATCTAATTGCGGTATGTTTGTGCCAGTAGATAACACCATCATATTGACAGCGCATCTGTATTTCATATCTTTAAAATCTTGAATAGCTGCGTCCCTTTCTTCAGATGTCATTTTAGAGTGGATAGCTACACTAGGAATTCCAAATTCTTCATTCAACATCTCGGTAATATGTATGACGTGTTCAATTGATGTAGCAAAACAAATCCAACTAATTCTATCGTGACCGTAAGCAACGGCTTCTTTCAATGCCTCTCGCGTAACTTCAATTTTATCAACAGCTTCTGCTAGTTGTTTCTGATTGTAGTCACCAGCAGTGATTTTTACACCTGAAACATCTAATTGAGTTGCAGTTTTCTTGCTAGTTAATTCAGCTAAATAGCCCTCTGAAATAAACCAATTAAACCATTCAAAACTTGTCAAATCAATTGAAAATCCATTAAATATAGGGTGGTTTTCAGTAATTAAACCGTGTCCTAATCTATAACAAGTTGCCGATAACCCTACAACTTTTAAGTATTTGTTGGATTCTTCTAATTTTTTAAGAAATTTAACGTAAGTAGTTGTTTCATTCGCGTTCACACTATGTGCTTCGTCGATGATGACTAAATCAATCTTCCCGAATAATTCAGCTTTATTGCAAATACTTCCTATTCCCGCAAAAGTAACCTGACCGATTTCCTTTTTACCTAACCCAGATGAATAAATTGCAGTAGGAGCTGTTGTCCATAATTTTAGTAATTCCTCACTATCCTGCTGAACTAACTCTTTTACATGACTTACAACCAAAATTCTAAGTCTAGGAAAATCAAATAACAGTTTTTTTATCAGTCCAGCTATGCACCCTGCTTTCCCGACTCCCGTAGGAGCTGCTATTACAGGGTTTCCTAATCCTGCTCGTATATATTTTAATGTTTCATCAATCGCTTGATTCTGATAACCTCGTAAGATGTATTCTGACATAATTTTAACCTAAATTAGAAAAAGAACCGTGATACATTACAGACGCATTATCATAAGCAATCTTAGCAGAATCTACGTCATTAAACCAACCTAAATAAATTGATTTGCCGTTAGTCATTATTCTAGCTACAAATCTATTTTTATTTTTAACATAAGTCACACCTTTTGGTAGCGATTTATTACTGTGACTTTTTCGATTCATACCGTTAGTAACGTAATCCGCTTCCCGTAAATTTTCAATTCGATTATTCAACTTATCACCATCAATATGGTCTAGGAGTTTTTCTGGTTCTTTCTCATTAAACATTAACCAAATAAGACGATGTACTTTATATTTCTTACCAAAAAGTTCGACTTTCAAATAAGTAACATCTAAAGAACCTGCTTGCTTACCGTTATGTTGCGAATTAAAACAAGCGCATGATTTCGATGAATAATATCCATCTTCAGCAAATCTTTCTTTCCAATATAGAACGCCGTCTTCGTATTCTAATAATAAATCAACAAGTTCCTTAGTAATAAGGACATCTTTATATCTTTTCTTTTTACTACTTCCTATTTTATTTAAAAGTAAATCAGGATTATCTCTAGCATCAATATAAGCAACACTGGCTTCTTCTGCGGTAGTAAAATACCCTAAATTATAACTTATTCTATTTCTAGTGATAGAAGCATTCCAAGAATCCTTACTTTTATCAAACGAAACTCCTGTAAAACCAGAAGTATTATTTGCTTGTTTTAGTTTTACTTTACCAATATCTCGCATATCCCCATCACATAGATTTTCGATTCTATTATCAGAAATATCTTGATTCAAATGATATATTGAATTTTTAGGTTCAGTATCAGTTAGAAGTTTCCAAATTAAAAGATGTGCTTTAAAGTAGGTTTTATTCAAACCTATTGTCATATAACCATTGTTAATAACACCTGCTTTTTTACCAGCTAGTTTTTTATTAAACGAATACGCAAATCGCGCTTCTTTAAAATGATAATTCGGTCTTTCTTTCCAATATAAAACTCCTTCAAGTTCATTGTAAATGAAACATTCTTGTAAATACTGTTGTGATGGTAATTGTTTTGACATCTTTGATTCCTCTATAGCATTAAGGTTATTGTGATTAGCTTTTTCATCATAAGATGAAAGTGGTCGAACTTGCTAAAGGTTATTTCGCTCCGTCGAGCTAGACCACTTTATAAGTATACATTAAATGATATGATTTTCCAATCTATTCTTAGCAATTTCAAAATACTTCTCATCTAATTCACAACCGATAAACTTTCTACCTGTGTTTAAACAAGCTACTCCAGTAGAACCAGAACCCATTGTAAAATCCAAAACAACTTCGCCTTCTAGCGTATAAGTCTTGATTAGATATTCTAAAAGTGCTACTGGTTTTTGTGTTGGGTGAATACTTCCCTTGCGAATCTTATCAAACTGTAATAGAGTTGTAGGGTTTTTATGAGTATATATTTTCTTCAATGCTACATATCCAATACTTGCCGCACTTTCAGAATCTTTCATTCCGCCACCTTTAATCGGAGAATCTCGCAATGTCATTTGTGGATAATAAATTGTTTTTGCCCCATCTTTAGTAAATACACAAATATCTTCACTTTGTTGCATGGGTCTGAATCTAGCATAAGACATGCCGCTAGGAATCTTCTTATCCCAATCCCATCTATATTTGAACCCCTTTAAATTTGAACAAATCAATAATGATGTAAATGGTTCATTACCAAACAATACAATTGCACCATTATCCTTAACAACCCTTTTCAACTGTTCCCACATCGGTTCAAATGGTATAACTGAATCCCACTTACAAGCTGTTGTTCCGTAAGGAGGGTCTGTCAAACACATATCTACCGAATTATCAGGTAGTGTTTTCATGAATTCAATA